GGCTCTGCCCATTCTACGAGCTATTTCCGCTTCTATGTTGAACCTACCGCCTGCATCCATCGTGGTTAATGGAGTCAACGGTACGCCTCTGTCTCTTCGAGCTTCATCCATAGCGAGCTGGCCAAGTTTTAGCGCAGCTCCGCCTGCCAAACCTAAACCTGCAAGACTACCTAGACCACCAGCCAAGCCGCCACCACCACCGGCAACTCCCGGTAAAAGTCCACCTAAGAATCTGCTAAATGCGCTGCCTTGTGGCTGTGCAGCTGTTGTAGTTGTCGTCGGCGTAGTGGTTGTCGTCGTGGTTGCAGTGGGATCAGGCTGAAAAAACGGTTGTCCATCTGGACCAGTGCCAAAAATGTAACCGCCAGCTTTCCTTAAGTTGCCAAAAAGACCGATCTTGTCTTCTCCCGGCATAATTAATTCAGTTGCTTTTCCTAAGAACCCTTCACCCGGTAGCGAAGCTAATCCGCCACCAACTGATTGTATTTTTCCAACCAATCCTTTTTTTGCAAACTCTTTAGCTGTAGTGCCGCCTAAACTGCCGATACCAGTTAAGGCCTTACCAAACGTGAATCCGCCAAGTCCGCCAGATATGGCGCCTTTTACACCTTTACCGGCTGCTATATTTGTTGCAGCACCTATACCAGCTGCCACCAAAGGCCCGACACCGGGTATAAAGTTAGCTAAAGGACCGGCGACAGGTGCAATTTTCTTTGCTACCTTCTTAAGCGCCTTACCTATTTTTTTGAAAAAACCAAACTCTTCTAAACCAGTCATTTGGTTCAAGCTTGCGATACCTACACCAGCTACTGCTTCTTGTGGGTCAATACCAGCTTCCATGAATTTTTTCTCAATCATGGACTCTAATTCTGGGTCGTCTAGAAACTGTGGCGGCAAAACAACTTCGCCGGGACTAAGGTGAGCCAATACAGTATCTTCGCCTGTACCAGCCTCTTGTATCATCAAAGCTTGATCAGCTAACGGTGCTTGTGCGCCTAACGTCAGGCGCTCGATGGTTTTTCCTAATTGTTTTTGTTCGTCTATGTCGTCGCTGGCTTGCATCTCCATCATGAGCTGCTGTATACGAGCGCCCAGATCATCTTCACCAGCTTGTTGCATCATCATCATCTCTTGATCAGAAACCGCACCAGCTCCCGCAAATTGGTTAATTCGATCTAAAAGTTCTGGTGATATTGTGTTCTCTGCCATAATATTAACTTGTCGTGACGGTTACACTGCCAACGCTCAAAGTGCCTCCCAATCCTGTTACATATGTTTGATGCTCATATAAATTCCTAAATTCCGTACCATCAAACGCTTGATGGACTTCTACGGTGCTATTAAATATTATAGCACCAGTAGCGAATTGTAACGCAGAAATTTCTGTGGCGTTAAAAACCGGCGTTTTATCAATATCTTTTGCGCCCAGATTGATCTCTAAGATCCTAACCAAACGGTTGAACGTATCGGCGCTAACCTCGCCATCCATAGCAAGAGGCAAGCGAGTCTCAAGAATTTTTGCCATCAGCCTCGACGCCCGGAGGGTTGTATGTCTAGCCTAGTGTCGCCGACTCTGAATTTATAATCTTTTTTGTTTGCTTCAACGCTGTTGTCATCATCACTCTCAAATCGCAGAACCACCTGTCTGGTTCTTGTGCGCAAATTTGTAAAACGAGTGGATGTAGTAATTTGACTAGTGCTGTCTGTAGACAGTGCGTCATTGTTGTAATCTCTTCGTTTTACAACAATGTTCATCGCTGGTGTATTTGAAATGCCAGTTGTAGTTGAAAATTTTATATCAGGTATAAGCTTTTTGACGAACATAAAGTTCTCGCCGTCCGCAAGATCAATGTCTGCTGACTCAATAAACACGTCAGCCATCGCGCTGTCATCATCGTTAAAACCAGATTCATGCAAATAGATAACACCTGCACCTGAAGCTTTGCCAGCCGCTAGTGGTTTGTCTTCGATACCTGCATCTAGCCAGCTGTATCTAACCAGCTTGCCGATACTCCAAGTTGATTCTTCGTAGTTGTAAATCACGTAGCGCGAAATCTCATCCGTGCCGTCTTCTTCTGACACATACCAAAACCAGACTTCAGAGTGTTCAGCGTGCAGTGATGCGTAACATTTGAAAGCTTGAGTAAGATTGAGATCTGAAAACACATAATCTTGTACACTACACGGTAGTTTTTTCACGGCACCGTTATAGTAGTAAAAGCCGTTTTTGCTCATAAAAAACACACCAACAGGGCTATTGATTGCTGCTTTAGGAGCGATAAGTCCAGCACCCTCGTTTATGAGGTTGAGAGCAAAAGTAAGTGGTGGTCCGATAAACGTCATCGAGTAAAGACTGGTGTCGGTCCAAATCAAAGTTTCTTGTCTTGATTTCAAACCGCCTACAATCAGTGATCCAGATGACAGCCTTACGGATCCAGCTGTATTGGTGGCTGTCGGATTAAAGTCTAGTTCGTTTTCTGTATCTGAAAAGGCAACCAACATTGGGTCGATAACGCCTGTTCTGTTGCCGCTACTGCTGTCAATAGGATCCGCGCCAAGCACGATCAAATGACGATCTACTTCACTGGTTATCACTTGTAGCCCCAAGGTAGGCACTTTGCTTGCCCCAGTTATGCCTTGCAGTTCTAACGCTCTAACAGACAAACCATTATTTTCAACCCATCTAAATATGCCGCCACCACGCGGGTTTATGATTAAGTTTTCACCAAAATTGTCATGCGTCCAAAGTCTGAGCTGCCCTTCAGCTGTAATAGCAGACGATGAACCCCAAGTGCCAGCGCCCCATGTACCAACACCCCATCCAGTGCTAGGTACATAAACATCCAAACCTGTATTGACTTGATAGTTTCCAACAACGCTGCTGCCCCCGTTGCCGCTGTCACTTGAGTTTGCCGTCACCTCTGCACCGCTAGTATCTTTAGCAGTGACCGTGTAAGTGTTAGTCCCGGTAACCAAAAGTATTTGATACTCTTGATTAATAACTGCCGCCGTTACGTTACCACCCAAAGAAGCAGCGCCTGAGAAAGTTACAAAATCGCCCGTAGCTGCGCCGTGTGAAGCGTCAGTCACGGTCAGGGTAGAGGATCCATTGGTTGCGCTAAATGTAACGTCTCCGGCGCTTGTCGTAAGTCGTATGGGGGTTATATCGTTGTAGGCCTCGCCTTCTTCGATATAGTATTTTAGGTGCGTGCCGATACCTAAGTATCGCGCTCCGCCAAGGGAGATCCAGCTGTGTAAAGCCCTGCCGGATCCTAAATAGGTGTTGCTGTCGGATTGTTTTTCCCAGCCACCGATTTTTTCTGGCCTGCCTTTTCTAAACCGAATAAGGTTGCCGTCTACCCATCCGTTTTCGTTTGAGTAATCGGTTTCCTCTTTATTGATACCCGGTCTAAAATTTAATGTTGTTAGTGGCATACAAAAATTTTACCACAAAAGATTAAATTCTAAGCCAATCGTATAATCGCAGCTGTTGCATTCGCAGCCGGGAACACAATTGTAAAATTACCTGCGGTACTGGTTTTGTCACCACCAAAGTCGATGACAGCTACAGCTTTGTCAGATTGCGTGTCATTGTAAATCATGCATCCTCTTGCTGTGACCGTAGCAGTTCCAAACGTAAGATCCGCAAAATCGCATAGGGCTGTAGTGCCGGATGTTGTAGGCGTGACTGACGTTAAAGTGGCTCCGCCACTGGTGTAGTTTGTACCTGATGCCTGCCCGGTTGTCGTAAAAGCTGTCGTAGTCGCGCCCAAGGTAGCCGAGCTAGTGTACAAAGCAAGCTTAAAAGAATTACCGGAGCTGGCAGTAAAATTATGTGTACCGACAAGCAGCTCTTGCTTAAAGCTTGTTGGTATAGCGCTTGATATTGCCATAACTATAACTCCTTAATTATCTTCGCCATGTCATGATGACCCTGGCTTGTCAATAAGTTTACCATAGTTGTGCGATCTGAGGTAATAGCGTTCTTGATTCCATACAACACTATCGTATAGATGTAATTTTGAAAAGCCTCAGCTTGTTGCCTTACGTGTGGAGCTGCGTCCGCTGAAATATCACAAATCTTTTTTGTAATCTGTTCAGCCCAAAACTCTGGGTCATGCCCTTTGTTCTGCGTGGTTTCAACCATCACGCTGCCAAGCTTTAAAAAGCTATCCTTACCCATCTCAGCCACGGTAAGGCTCCGGCGATAAAACAGGCTCTGGAACCTTTGCTCCAGCCTTTTTCATTTCTTTTTCAATCTGTGAGTTTTCGCATACTATCCAACCTGAATCGTGATTGACTGCGACGACAGGATCCTTCAATCGATGAAACCCATATATGCGCTCTTCTAGCGGTACGTTTTGATCGAGCAAACCAGATCTATGAGAAACGCCAATTTCAATGTTTGCTTCCATACATTTAGCTAACCAAAATTCCACACAAGCCCTGCCAGCTTCCGCAAAATGTAAATTGTGTTTATAGCTGTAATCGACACCAAAAAGATCAATTCGCGCAACCTTGTTCCAATAAGCAAAAGCAATCGTCATTGGTATGGTGTTGTTGAGGTATGCGCACTTCGTATCTTGCACCACCTCTTTGATAGGATACACGACAGCTGATGGCACTCGTTCATCAAGTTCACACGTATAACAAGGTATGTCACATTTTGGCAAAAACTTTGTCATTACATCGGTTTGCGCACCAGCATCTTCGCTATCGAAAAACCGGCTAGCAGGATCCAACATAAACATGCGATCTGATTTGTATACAGCTGCTGCTGAGTTAACGGTCCAGACTTCATCCCATTGCATGCTGTTTTCAGCACCAATGGCATAATCTACTTGTGAGTTGCCCAAAGCAACAATCGCTATATGAGCGCCCTGGAGCGACTCTATTTTGGGCATTAGTTTACTCCTGTTCTCAGGAGGTCGTAACGATATTCGTCTCTGGTTTCACGTCCCTCACCAATAATCTTCATTCTAGCAATGGCCTCTTTAAAACGCTGTTCAAGTGTCGCTATGACATCTGGCGTTTCTTTCAAGAACACTGCCGCCTCTGCGAGAGAACCATAAAGGAGAGCGTCAGGGTAGTCTGTGGATAAAAGTGTTGTACCACTTTCTGCACCGGACGTTAGGGACGCCGGTTTATGCAGATAGTGAATCTCTACGTCGTAGTTTGCGTCAGGCACTGGAGCAAGCTCAAATGCAGTGTCGTCAAACAGTGAGTAATATCTGGGCCTACCAGTAGTCGTTGTATTAGGCGCAAACTCTTTGATAAAAGATGTGTGCTTAAAATCCAAGTAGTGGTAAGTATTTGCAGATATGATTGCCACACTGAACGGCGCATAAAAGTCTGAAGGTGTAGCTAGAAATCTATTACTAGAAGTCACTTGTCCTGTGACGTTTTTGCGCTGCTTAGGTAGCTCGACAAGCTTGAATATCCGTTGCTCAGACTCTTTAATAAAAGTAGGCAGATTCGTAACAAAAGTAGTTTCTGTACACTCTAAGTAGTCTTGTATTGCAGTCTTTAATGTCGCTAACGTAAAACTCATGATGTTGTTATGGTTACCTCGCCAACACTTACAGTAAGTTCGTAAGTGTCAAGTTTAGTTCCAAGTATACCTTTGTCTACATTTGTATACAACACAAATGACTGGTTGAATTCTGATGTCTCTGGTCTAGCATTACGAATCGCTTGTGGATCAGCTGGCTTTGGCTTGGGATCTAATTGTGGGTGTTTGGGTGACCATTGATCTGGACCCACAATCAGACCATTCCACG